TCGTGGTAAAAGTGATTACAGACTAAGATATAGGAGAGAACCTAATCATTGTCTACAAAGATATGCAACGAGTTTTGCAATTTACCCGATAAATGAAGAAAGTTATAAAGAAGTAATAGGAGGTTTAAAATGAACGGTGAAGATTATTATGATTATGTTATGGAAAATTTACATGAAGAAGGTCTAGAAATGGGTCTTGAAGGACAAGAATTAATTGATTGGTGTTATGACCAATTTGAACAGAGAAGTGTTTAAACAATAAATTAATTATGCCAAAAAGTATGCATTTGGTTCCAGGCATGACTAGTCTGAATACCAAGAAAGCAAAAGTCAAAATTACGAAGACCAGAATGCTTGAATTAAAAGAAGAGCATAGACTTCATAATAAGAAATATAAAAATGACAAACATCTAGCACCTCATATGGTGATGGATTTTGACACATATCTAAAGTTCAGATTCGGCAAACTTAAACATAAGAAGAAAGACAGAGGGTTATATCAAGGCGAATCTATGCCACATAACAGAGTATCTGAAGTTAGAACAGAAACTAAAGTAGAACCTCATGTATGTGCGAAGAAAGAACCTAAAGTATATGATGGCGAAAGAAAACTTATCGGTATCGGCATATTACACAAGTCAAATCTTGTGCCTATTTTTGATGAAGAACATGCAAAAGATTTATCAAAGATGAGAAGATAAAACCGACACAAAAATTTAACAAAGGTTTAACATAAATGTTAGACCTTTTTTTATAAGTATTAGTATGAAAAAACTTTTAATTATACCACTTTTATTAATCAGCAATCTTGCAATCTCAGGTCCTTACTTAATGTCAAAACATGAATTTAAAATGAAGGACACAAATTACGATAAAACAATTAATCATATTAGATTCGGCAATTCTTGGAAGACAGAAGGTGGCCTAAAATTATATGGTGAAGTTGGTGTCGCAGAAAGTGTAATTCATGGTTCAAACATATTTGACGGAGACGCTGGGCCATCATATCAATTTGGGTTTAGTAAAAAAATTACAGATTCATTTTCTTGGAAAGGCAAATGGGAAGGAGTTGAATTACCTAATTCATCAAACTCACACAAGATTGAGATTAAAACCAAATGGCAATTCTAATAAAAATAGTTGCATGGGCTGTTATGGCATGGATTTTATTTCTAATTGTCATAACATTAGCACATGATTTTGGATTTATAACTAAAAATTCAGACATTACTACCAACATGTATATCTATTCTACAATCTTTGGGTTAGGATTAAGCTTGACATTTTTTGATTTTTAAGATATAATCCATTATAAATAATAGTAGAAGTTGCCATAATGGGACTTCTATAAAACTTGCTTAACAAAGGAGGAAACTATGACGGTATTTAGTTCATTACATCCGTTTACAATAGGTTATGATGATGTATTCAAACATTTTGAAACATTGTTAGAACATCAACAACCAAACTATCCACCATACAACATAATCAAGACAGGTGATTATACACATTGTGTTGAAGTTGCATTGGCTGGTTATTCAAAGGCAGAAGTTGAGGTAATCGTTGAAGATAAAACTTTAACAATTAAATCATCTGATTTACCTACTACTAAAAAATTAGGTAAAGAAGACTTTGCCAATAATGTCATTCATAAAGGCATTGCAAAAAGGGCATTTAAAAGAATATTTACCCTTGCAGATGATGTCGTAGTAAATGACGCTGTGTTGAAAGATGGTCTTCTTAAAGTGGAACTTGAAAGAGTTGTGCCTGAAGATAAGAAACCTAAAGTAATCAAAATTAAGTAAACACTAAGTATCAACCAGCATTGACATTTCGTGCTGGTTGATATATAATTAACACATTATATAATTAACAAGTGAGAATATATTATGCAAATATCAAGTGATACAATTAATGTCTTAAAAAACTTTTCCGACATTAATCAAAACATACTAGTTAAAAGTGGTAAAACTTTAACTACAATATCAACAATGAAAAATATATTAGCAGAAGCAGAGATATCTGATACTATGCCACAAGAGTTTGCTATATATGATTTACCAGAGTTTTTGAGAACAATTGATATGTTTTCAAAACCATCTTTAAACTTTGATGGTGAATCACATGTAGAAGTCGTTGAAGGCAAACAGAAAGTCAAATACTTTTTTGCTGATAAATCAGTCATTGTTGCACCAACAAAATCAATAACTATGCCAGACACTTTTGTATCTTTTACATTTACAAAAGATATGTTTGAAAAAGTTATGAAAGGTATTAACACATTAGGTCTACCTGATGTTGCAGTTGTAGGTGATGGCACATCAATTAAAATGATTGCTACTGATAAGAAGAACAAATCTTCTAACACTTATTCTGTGGACATTTGTGAATCTGATAAAGTGTTTACCGGATACTTCAAGGCAGAAAATTTTAAAATGATTACTGATGATTATGATGTTGCAATATCATCACAGAAAATCAGTCATTTTGTGAATCGTACTAGACCAGTTAAATACTGGATTGCACTAGAACCAGATTCAACATTTTAATTTTAACTAAATTGAGGTTTATATTATGTCAGACTTTTTATGGGTCGAGAAGTATCGACCTAAGAAGATTAAGGATTGTATCTTACCAGAAGATACGAAGAAAACTTTTAGTGAGTTTTTAAAACAAGGCGAAATACCTAATCTATTATTATCAGGCACAGCAGGTACAGGTAAGACTACAGTTGCTCGTGCATTGTGTGAAGAATTAGGTTGTGATTACATAATCATTAATGGTTCAGATGAAGGTCGCCAGATTGATACACTAAGAACAAAGATTAAAAACTTTGCAAGTACTGTATCTCTAACTGAAGACGCTAATCATAAAGTAGTAATCATAGATGAGGCAGATTATACAAATGCCGATTCAGTTCAACCTGCTTTAAGAAACTTCTTAGAAACATTTCATGCAAATTGTAGATTCATATTTACATGTAATTACAAAGCAAAACTTATCGAACCACTTCACAGTAGATGTACTGTTGTAGACTTTAGAATCGTAAATGGTCAAAGAGTAAAAACAGCAACAGCATTTATGGATAGATGTTCTAAAATATTAGAAGATGAAGAAGTGCCTTTTGATAAGAAAATACTTGCAGAATTAATTCAAAAACATTATCCTGATTTTAGAAGGACAATAAATGAATTACAAAGATATTCTGTAAGAGGTAAAATAGATAGTGGCATATTGTTCTCTATGTCTGAAGTCAGTCATAAAGAATTGATATCATCACTAAAAGAAAAAAGATTTAACGATATGAGAAAGTGGGTCGTACAAAATCTAGATAAAGAACCAGCGTTCTTGTTTAGAAGTATCTATGATGTACTTTATAAATCGTTGTCGCCAAACTCTATACCACAAGCAATATTAATAATCGCAGGTTATCAATACAAGGCAGCCTTTGTCGCTGACCAAGAGATTAATATGGTCGCTTGTCTAACAGAGATTATGGCAGGATGTAAGTTTAAATAATGTATGAGTTAAAAGATTATTTAAACGCTATCAATTTCTCTAAAGAAAAACTATTAGATACTGATGATACAGAGTGGACAAAAAAATATCCACCCTTTGTTATCAATAAATGTTTGTCTATGTTTTATGATTGTATTGCACAGGCAAATGAAATGAATGGGTACCACTTCTTAGATAAAGATGTTCAATTTAATTTTTTCATAAATAGTATAAGGAAAAAGAAACGATTTGGTGGTAAGTGGCTAAAACAAAATGTTTTAAAAGACATAGAGTATGTCAAAGAATATTATGATTATAGCAACGAAAAGGCAAGAGAGGCCTTATCAATACTAACTAAAGAGCAGATTGAATTAATTAAATTATCTATTGACAAGGGTGGGAGAAAGAGAAAATGAATGATGAGATAGAATGGAATCCAGATAACATGCTCGAAGTAACAATAAAACAACCTGATGATTTTCTAAAAGTTAGAGAGACACTAACTAGAATAGGTGTTGCAAGTCGCAAAGACAAAACACTATATCAGTCATGTCATATTTTACATAAACAAGGTAAATATTATATTGTACATTTCAAAGAGTTATTTGCATTAGATGGCAAGACAGCAACATTATCAGAGAATGATATACAAAGAAGAAATACAATTGCGATATTGCTACAAGATTGGAACTTAATTGATATAACTAAAAAAGAGGAATCTGAAAACAAGGCACCTCTAAGTCAGATAAAGGTTTTACCTTTCAAAGAAAAGAACGAGTGGACACTATCGGCAAAATATAACATAGGCAAAAAAGTAGAAGATGAAAGTACCTAGTTTTAACGAATTTTTATCAGAATCTAGCCATGAAAAATACAAAATTGTAGTTCTAACTAGAAAACCTGAGAATGATGAAAATACAAAAGTATTTAAAACATCACAAAGAGTTGAAGAAGAAGCAAAAAAATTAGGTCTAGAATGTTATGTATGTTTTATTGACGGTGCATATCTAACATTCGAGAACAATGTTC